ATAGTATATTTTTCGCCATCAGTTTGGAAAAGTAACAACCAGCTTGCATCAAGTTTTTGTCCGCTGACATCACCTGTCTTGCCTATACTAAATGCTGTATTAAGTCTTAAATTTTCTTCTGTAATTAATTTCCATTCACCACTTGTTCTATCAAATCTTAATCCAAATGCATTATACGCTGATACTTGATCAATTATTTGTGTTTGAACTTCATCTGTTATTTCTGAAGCAATAAAAGGTCTAATTTCTGTAAGTTGTGCTCCGGTTGGAATAATATCATTAAGTTGCACTGAACCTATACCATCTTCAGTTACTGTGGTGCCGTCACCAGTAACAGATACTACTTTACTCCATTTATATAATACTGCTTGCGGATGATCGGCTGCGCCTGGCATTAGACTATGACTGTTGTCTGCCATAAAGTGTTGACCTGCTGGCGCTACAAATTTAATTAATGATCCAGGCTTTACAAACTGTAAAGTAGAACTAGTAAATGTTCCTAGTTGTATCTTTACCCCAGCAGTACTTTCAAAAATGCCAGTATTGGTGTTTGTTTCATTTGTTTTACCTTGCCATAATATATTTAGATCAGTTACATCAATTTTTGGAAAACTATTTGCATAAAAGTTTTTTATAAGTGTGCTTCGTAATATAGGTTGTATTGTATTGTTAATAGCACCACTTATGTCAGTAGTTGTTGCAAAACTAAACATGGCCTTTGAATCTAAAAAATCTTTATAAATTACACCGTCGGTGGCAAACATGTTAGTTTTACTGTATTTTCCAGTAGCATCTAAAAGATCAAAATATCTTGATATACCACTAGCTGTCCTATTAACACTTTTAGTTTTTACAATTTCCTGCGAAACTGTCAACGGTACAATCTGATAATCTTCTGCTGTAATCATTCTGTTTTGTGTATAATATGTAGCAGGTGCATTATTTTTAATACTTTCGCTTGTTTCACTAACTGTTGCATTATCGACTGTGTATTGCAATGAATAAACAAATGTTAAGTTTTCTACGCTTCCTGTCTTTGAAATATATGGAATTTTTATACTAATTCCTTTCATTTCATCTGGTGTTATAATCATACGCTGATTTTTGCTGGTTCTATAATATGCCCTAAATGTTCCTTTGGGTAAATTACCAAAAACACCATCTGAAAATACTATACTAATTCTATCTTCAACTCTTGTTAAAACACTGTAAAAATTCCTTACGCTTTTACTCAAACTGTTGTAAATTACATTGTTTCCTTCTGTAGCGGCAACTTTTGACCAAAGTTCTATTTCTTGTCCGTTAGAATCTAGTTTGTATAACCAAACATCTGTATCATTAACATTTACAGCGTCAATTGCAACAACTTGATTTGTTGTTGGATTTGTTATTGTAAATGGTCCTTGATCTAAAGCGCCTTGTCTGAAATGGCTAAAGAATCCTGTGTTTGTACTTCCATTACCTCTACCGTCATTTCTATAAAGTAGTGCAAAGTTATTTCCAGGAAAAGGTGGCTCTTCTTCAATAGCACCATCTCCTATATCTGTGCTTACTATTTCAAATCTATTATTTCCGCCATTGACAGCTTTGTTAAAACTAAAAACAGGTACATCTTCATTTGTTGAATTAAATCTGTATTGTTCTGTAGGTATTCCTGCTATAGTATCTTTCTTAAATGGACGGCCGAATGTTCCATTTACAGGTAAACCTGCATTTAAAATTAATATAAATTGTTCGTACCAATCTGGGTTAGATGGGTCGTTCCAAAGTATAGCTTGATTTTCTAAATTAGTGTTGTTAGAATCAATAACTTCTTCTGTGGTGCTTATACTTTCAACTTTTAATAATCCATTTGCAGTTTGGTTACGTTTTGGATTATATGAAAGCAGACGTGCTAGACGAAGTACACTTTCTCTGCGTTCAGCTAATTCAAGAAAGTTTTCTCTAGCATTTAAATCTGTGCGAAAAGCTAAGTTTTGTCCTAGATAAGCAATTAGGTCTATAAGTGCAATATATTCACTTGATTCAATGTAGTCATTAAAATCCTCAGGATAATTTTCCCTAAGATAATTTATCATTGTACGCCTTAAATTATCAAAATCGTAACTTTGAAAATCTGCGTTTCTGTAGCTTTGATATACACGCTTCCAATCTTCTGCTACAAGTAATCTATTTTGCCTATCTGTGGATGACATTTTTGCTTCCTTGTTCTATATTGTATTTATTATGATTGGAAAAGTGCGTACTTTATTTTAGCCCAAAAAACCTGCATTTTGATCAAATTGTAATTTTAAGTTTTCTGATATATTGTATGGCAAATATGAAAGATCTATTTCTATCTGTAATCCACTTTCATATTGATCTATAGCTACATTTGTTACCTGCACTCTTGGATCATAATTTACAATCTTAGTTACATTCTCAACTATTGCTTCTTTAAGTTGTTCTGTTAATGGATCAAACAATACGTCCCAAATTATTGTTCCGAACTCAGGATCAGAAAGTTTTTCTCCTTGACGTATATGAAAATGATTTAAAAGATCTTGTTTTATTAGTGCAAGATCATAAAGCACAGTTTCATTATTTTCTGGATTTACAGTAGAGATACCTCTATAAGCACGGCTAGCTACACCGTACTGTATGCTTGTACCGGTACCTTTCACTTCTATCTGTTTGTAAAGTTGTTTTTCTTTTGTGCTCATAATACTATTTACCTTGCCCCTTTGACCTCTTGTTTGTTAGTGTTTACAGGAGGTAAAGGTTCAGCTTTAACATTTGTACCATCTGGCTCGAGAGTGAGACTTGACAATCTAGTAATTTGTCCATTAATAAGATTATAGTAATAACCCCTACCAGTCTTTTCGCGAAGTTGTGTTTGTGTTAATCCAGTTTTTCTATCAACCGCATCTGAATATCCAACAGCTTTTTTGAATTGGTTAGCTAAACTATTAACACTTGTGCTTGACCAGTTTATGCTTTTAGACTTTAAATAAGCAACAGCAATATCAGTTGCAATTACTGGATCATTAGCAAGGTCTGGATTTTGTACAATGTTTGGATGGCCAGAGGCTTTACCATATGTGGTATAGTTATCTTTGAATGTGATTTGAATCATTCCTCTGCCTCTATATTTGTATCCTTCATTTGCGGCATTTCCAAATCTGCCGCCATATACAGTATTACCTATAGTGGCTGGTTTACGTGCAATAGCATTTGCTATTTTAACCTTATCTGCTCTAGTTACTGCACTTTTATCTTTATTAAATTCTTTTGCGGCCGCAAGTTTAAGTCTATAATCAAAAACTCTTAATAATGCATCTGCACTGTAATTTAGAATTTCACTCTTTGGTTCAAATGTACATTCATGATGCACTTGTGCCATAGCCATAGCCACTGCTTCTGCGTTGCCACCTTGTTTAGCACTTTTTGTTTCATCAAGTCCTATAGCATTACAAAGTTGGTTTACGAAGTATCTTTCCATATCTGAAGGTGCTACTGGTTTATTTGGTTGTTCACCTATTTCACCTTCTTGTCCTGGAACAATTCCGTTGCCTTCGACTTCAACAGTTTTTCCATCTTTGACTTCTGTTTTAGCATTAGCCTGTTCACGCCATTGTGTTGTGGTAGGACGTTGATCTTCGTCAGTTTCAATAGGAGGACTTGCATTTCTATTAACATAACTGGGTGCATCATTAGCTCTTGTATTAGTAGCTGTAAAAATTGTTGGATCTAAATGCTCATGGCCTAACCAAGGTTCGTGTTCTGGTAACCTTACCGGAAAGGCGGCATCAAGTGCTTTTTTGGCTTTATCTGCTGTAAGAGATTCTGCTGCCATTGCGGCAGGTGCAGTTGGATTTAAATCAATAGTTGCACCAGTAATCTTTGTTGCTCCTGTGGTGTTTATATCTAATGTTTCGCCCTGTGAAAAACGTGTTGATAAATCGCTTTTTATATCAAGCATACCTTTTGCATGTATTCTTGTGTTTGCTACTGACTTCACATCTAAGTCTTTTCCTACAGTAAGTTTGCCATTGTCAGTAACATTGATATTAAGATCTTTACCTGTACTTAAATTTGCTGTATCACCTACTAGCATATTCAATTCTGCACCAACTTGGAAGTTCATGTCTATGCCTGTTTTAATATCAGTACGTTGCCCTGTTCTTATTTTAGTGTTTTCACCTGTATTCAAATTAAAGTTTTTTCCTGCATACATATTGATATCTCTGTCTGCTGAAAAATTCAAATCTAATTCTGTATGTACACTTATACTGTCTCTACTGTAGATATCTATTTTGCCTAAACTGGTAAGTTCTATCCAAGCAGTGCCTTTAGCATTGCCTATATAGATTAGGTCTTCTGAATTATGCATTAAAAGCTGATGACCAGTGCGTGTACGAAGTCTAATAAGTTCATTATGTAGTACATCAGGAAACCCTTTTTTATCTTTGTCTTCTTCTACACTTACATATTCTGCTTTAGTTTCACTGGCATAGCCTGTTCGTAATATAGCAGGATCACCATCATCCATTACAAATGTGGACCCGCCCAATCTATTAAAGAATCTTTGTGTTCCGCCGCTCCCAGGAGGTCCATATTGTGTTCTTGGTGCTCCATCTCTACGATCTTCAGGACCAGGTGTGCTCCAGCCAAATACCATACTAGGCACTTCTCTTCTTGCACTAGTTGTAGTTGTGCCTCTAATACTATCTTCAAATAAACCTTGTGTTTTTAAATTTAATTCTGCATCGTCACTGTGAGGTTTAATAAATTTTGTAGGATTACGACCTGCTCCAGATTCTAATTTTTTATTATATTCTCCTACCGGATACGGTTTTGATGTATCTTCGTCATTGTAAAATGAACTAGCCATTCCAGGCAACATAAAGTTCATATATTCATCTTGTACACAACCTATCCAGTAACCTCTACTACGATTACCTTCAGCAAATATTACAAGCACCTGCGTGCCTATATCAGGAGGAACAGCCCACATGCCATAACTTTTTTGTGTATATTTGTAACCTTTGTTTTTTGTTACACCAGAAAAAGGTGTGACACCATAGAAAGGAGACATGTATTTCACTGTAATTATTTCACCAGTACCTTGAGTACTATTACCACTGCTAACAATCTTTAGAAGTTCTACTTCTAAAGTTCCCATAAATTTTGCATCTAAGTGATTTACAACTTTTGCAAGATAGGGACCTGGATCACGTACTAGCTTTCCGGACGGGGTTCTACTTTGTTCTGACATTACAGTGTGCCTCTAATTCTGTTAACCACTGTGCTTTCCTTAGGTTTTGATTTGCTTCCTGTGCTTGCTGCTCCATCAGCTGGTCCATCTATGCCTGCTGTGCTTGCTCCTTGTCCCCCAGATTTATTAGCTTTTGATTTATCAGCATCACCCTTACCCTCAGTGCTTTCATTGAGATTATTTTCTTCTCCGCCAGTTTTGACTGATCCATTACCTGTGCTAGAAGGTGAAACTTTTGTATCTGTTTCTTGATTTGGTCTACGCATTAATCTTAATTCTTGTGTAAATTGACCACCGGAAAATTTATTCATTACAAACAATACTTGATAGACTCCGCTAAATGCACCGACAGGTTCGGTACCCAATCCTGGAAATGTCATCCATGTGTCTCCTGTGTCTATTGGAGTTCTAAAATTTAGTGTTACGTCAACTTCACTACGCTGATATTCTATTGTTCCGTCTTTAGTTAAATTTATAGTAGCCGGATCTTCTTGAGCATTATAGTTGCCCATACCGCTGTCTGCGATATAGTATGGATCTCCCATAATAGTCAAATCTACCATCACTAAATCTACATCACTATTTACAATCGCATCGTTGTACTGTCTTGCAACTTGGTTCTGTACATGTGTCTGACCGCCTCCACCACCGCTTTCATTTTCTGGCCCGGTAGTATCTATTGTAGGAGATGTTCCTGTTTCACTATTTGCATTGTTTCCTTCTGACTGTACTGTGGGCGAATCATCATTTCCGGCAGCTGAATTATTTTGACCTGCAAGTTTACTATCAGCATTCAGCTGTCCTTTATCAGCAGACAACCCCATAAAAAAAGCATAATTTATATCAATGTTAAAATCTAAAATATCTTTATTTGCGCCAGTATATATGTAGTTGTATTCTTTACAGGTTTCTGTCCTTATTTTATCTAATCCTGGTGTAGCTGTATTTCTGTTAGCAGTCTTAGAAACATGTACCTTGTATGGGATTACTTGATATACATATACCTTGGGATAACTTCCTTTAACATTTACAACTTCAGGTTCGTCAACCAGATACACATTAACTTCAATGCGGAACCAATCTACCATGCCGTTAGCGTCAGGATTATCCACATTTTCCGCAAGTTTCCTACCATAGTCACTTAGTATTATAATTTCTTCAATTATGTCTTGTATCTTAGTGCCTTGTTTAAATGTAAACTTTCTACCTTCATCACTAATAGTAATACTGCCTCTGCTGAACACTCCTGGTTTGCCTTTTACTTCTGTGAATTTTGGTCTTCCGAAAGGAACTTCTCCGCCATCAAGAAAACTTTTAACCATTTTGCTTTTGCCAATATTATTGATGTTAATTTCGTTCTCAGCATTTTCTTTAATTTTTTCGCCAAACTCACTTCTTTTAAGTACAAAGCCTTTAATATTTTGTAATTCTCTTTCCGCTACTTCAAGCATTTCATCGTCTTCTATGTCGCCAAATGCAAGTTTTATAGCCTTGTCTTTATTTGCTTCTGTAAACTCTCTGACTTGTTCTCCTGCTTGAGAAAGTTTAGACTTGGTAGTAGCACCTTGTTGATTATCTAATGCTCCTAGTAAAACATCTGTTACACTAGATAATTCTTGCGGGAAAGCTATTACGTATTGATCTCCTCTTGGTGTTTGCTTTGCTTCTTCATTACGTACTTCTCTATCATTAAGCACAGTTGACAAACTTCCAGGACCACTTTGCAAAAGTTCACCGATTGTAGTTCCTGAAAGACTTATATCAGTTTTTACTTTTTGTACTTGATCAGTTAGTGCAGATTCATGAAAGGGTATTGCTTGAACACTATAATTACTGCCACCTTCTGTTACATTAAAAGTTACATTTATAAAATTTAAAGGAAATATTCTCCTAGATTTAGCAGGACGCATGTAATTTCCATCATCATCAAAACCTACAAATTCTACACTTAGCACATAAGGTGCTCCTACATAGTTTTTATGTCCTGCTTGTTTTGCGGCTAAATTTAATGTTTGTAAAAACATTCCCATACTGTAAGGTTCAACAACTGTAAAATTAATACTTGTTGCGTTAGTCTGTTTAGTATCTGCTCCTGGTGCTATAATTGTGTTTATTTCTACATCATCTATAAAGTATTCTACAGCCCCTTCTGTTTCAAACGCAGTCCTTACTTTTTTAGCACCTGCACCTCCTCCTGATTTTAACACTAAAACTTCAGGATCTTGAAATCTATAAGTTAAATCAGGATAATTTATTTCATATGCTGACAGACAACCTAGCGTAAAAATATAATTGTAACTTGCAAATTTTTCTAATTGATTGGGAAAAGGTAAGCCGCCTCCTAATTCATTTAGACTACTTTGATCGCCGCCACCGCCACCAAGCAATCCACTTAAATTTCCTATACCTGTTAATCCTATTAAATCTAGCCCACCTGGTAGTTTTACTTTACCTGCAAGTTGTTGCACTGCTCCATTGACAGCAGATTGTGCTTGGCTACTAATACTTGCAAGACTGCCGTTAATATCAATATTTCCTGGAGTGCTTAAATTTGGAATTTTGGATTGTATTTCATTAACTGCATTATCAATGCTCAAGCCACCTGCTTGTACACGATTTAAAAGATTTTGTGGTTTAAAATTTCCGATTGGCATTTATAATCCTAATACCCTAAACAAAGATTCCCCTTGTGGTATGTAAATTTCCACTCCTGGTTCCATATCATACACAGGATCTTTTATAATGTCCATATTACGTTGTGCAAACACCCACCACAAATTTTTTTCACCATAAAGATCGTACGCAAGTAAATCAGGTCTATAAGCGTATTGAGGTTCTATAGCATATCTTACATCGTCAGAGTTTTCAGGCACAGGTCTT